AGCTTGGCGATGTATTCGTCAGAGATAATCCATCCGAGGTTGAAGTCGTCTGGGTTGTTGTGGAGGTGGGTAATGATTTCCCAGAAGTCTTCATGCTCGATTTCGATATAACCTGCCCAAGCACCTCTCCGTGTATTGCCTTGTGATACGTCCCTAGATAATTGGATAAAATCTTTGAGGACTGGTAACACACCTGAAGCTGTCCCTCCACTACTGATAGGTCTTCCTCGTCCTCTAATGTTTCCAAGGTAAGAACTAGTTCCAAAGCCATTCTTTGTAAGTACTGCAATCTCTTTTTGAGACTCATAGAATTCATATACACTATCTCCTACAAAGTTACCTGAACATGATACGGGACACCCTCTGGTTGTTCCCATGTTTGCGATGACGGGGGTTGAACAAGCAAGCCACCCTCTCCAGAGTAGATTGAAGAATACTCGTTCATAGTGTTCTTTATCCGCACCCATGTGTCTGGCGGCACTACTACTGATTCGTTTGTAGATAGAGTATAGGTCTGGGTATTCATCAGTTGTATATTTCTCCTTTAGTAACTGCCATGCTGGAGTCGTCATCCAAGATGGTAGTTTACCTATTGTTTGTAACTCTTTACGTTCTTTACTTAGTTCATCATAAATACTGCTCACCACTTAAACCTCCCTTCTACCCAATTTCGATTATAATTATTACCCTGTTTATGAAAAAAGTCATGTAATTGACCACTATTGATATTGGTATAGAACCACTTACTAATAGGGTCATAGCTTGGATTATATACTTTGTCAAACCCTAATTGGTTCATACACAAGTCTAATCTAGCTTGTACAAAATGCTTCATCTGCTCAGGTGTAATACCTTTTATGTTACCTTCTTTGAAGAGTAGGTCAATAATACCAGACTCATGCTCATAGACAGTGTTACAAGCCTCTGTTAGCTTCTCTAAGTAGATATTTCTATCTACCCCTTGCTCAGCTACCAGTGTCTTAAATAACCACGCTCCTGCCTCACTGTGGAGGTTCTCATCACGTACACTAAAGTTGATACCTGCGCACAAGTTTACCAACTTATTCTTACCAGTAGCTTGGAAGTGCTTGAAGAAAGCAAAGTTGCTGTATAAAATCGCACCCTCTACTATACTTGCTAACGCTACGTTCCAAGCTGTATCTTTATCAAAGGCATTATCTAGCCAATCCATACGACTAGACAACACTTTGTTTTCTTTATAGGATTCGTAGAACTCGTCTGTGTTGAGCCCTAACACCTCATTTACTTTATTATAGAATGGAGCGTGGACATTTAACTCAAAGAACCCAAACACACTAGCCATACGCTGAATGTCAGGTCGTTTAAAGGTTTTAAATATATAGTCTAGCCAATAGTCCCCTACTTTAAGTTCATATAGTGTAAATAACTTCAAGCTCTCTGTTACTGCATGATACTCTGCTTTGGTAAGGTCTGTCTTTAAACCGTGTAGGTCTTTCTCCATATCAATTTCATTTGCTGTCCAAAAGATATCCTGCTGTACTTCAGCATAGGCGATAGCTTGTGGATAATCAATTGTATAGGTTTCTTTTGGTTGTAATAGTCTTGGTAATTCCACAAGTTATCCTTTTTATTATTTTTTATTTCCAGAATTAGCATAGTAGATGAACATAGTAAATACTATTAAACCCACAGTAAGTGAAAAGAGTAGTGGTGTAAAAACAACAATCCAACTCCAATCAATATTATCTGTTATCTTTAACCCTATAAATAAAAGCTGAATTAGTCCCACAAATCCTATGTTCATTTTTTATCCTCTAGTATATACTCTACAATCTTATCTATATCAGCCCTTTCCTTAGCAAAGGATACTGGTATCTTAGTTACTTCAGAGTAGAATCGTTCATAGTTATCTACAAACCTCTTTAAGTCATCCAACTTTAGAATTACATTGCCTTGGTCTTGTGTCATTTAGGTTCTCCCACTTCAATAAGAGCCTTCTGAACCAACCTAAACTTAACATCTTTATAGATACCTAATGCCTGTTCCTCATTATGAAAGGTTAGGTGAGTCCTATATGAGTTTACAGCATTATCACATATCTGTATTTCCCATACCTCTTGTCTTGTTACTATTTGTTCAATCATGCTTCGTACCCCTCTATAATTTTATCTAAGTAGTGCTTAGCTTTCTGTAGGTCTTCCACCCTAGCCCCTTTAGTACGTAGTAGATACTTAAGGACATTACCCTCATAGAAGTCTAAGCCGTAACAATCAATAATATCCCAAGGTTGTATAGCATAATCTTTGTAGTGACTCCCCCCTACCTGTTTCTCTGAAGGTTTAACATAATCATCATAATCAAAGGTAGGATTAGATTCTCCAAACTCACGAGGTACTTTCATATTGTTATTCCAGTTTAGCTCGTCTACTTCTTGTTTTGTTGGATTAAAGCCCATTGCCGTATTTCCCTTTAAGATAATCTAAACTGATAGCATGGTCACTAAAACAACCATTCTCTACCTCGTATAACATATGCATACCCCGCCAATGTACATTGCCTTGTGGTGTCATATAAGCCTCTTCGTGTTGATAGCACGTACCAACCATAAGACCTGTAACTCTATCCCCGTTAGGCTTGTAAGCATAAGCTATATCCATTGTCTGGACATGCCCCATGACACAACTAGTCATCTTCTTCATTATCAATGACCTCGCACTAGATGCTGGTCTTGACATAACCCCTGTGGTAAAGTAATGCGAGAAAGATACTCCACCAATCTCAATAACCTCTAAGAACGGGATAACTTCCCAATCATCGTAAGGTAAATCATCTAAGCTAATAACACCCTCTAGTATAGCATCATTCTCCACTGCTCTTTCAATACGCTGCTCATGATTACCAAGTGTCATTACTAATCTAGGCTTCCATTGCTTCTTCTTGTTGTTCTTTAGCCTCTTAACCTCCCTCTTAATAGGCTCTAGTAGTAATGCCATTGCTACACTGGTAGCTTCTATATCGGCTTTATACCGTCTATTCTCAAAAGACTTCTTGCCTTTATCATAGAAGGATAGACTAGGCATATCAGCAAAGTCACCTATACATACAATTACATCTGGTTTCTTCTCTGCTAAGAATTTACCTATATGTAGTAGGTGGTCAATAGGTACACCTTCTTTTACTTGACAATCTGGAATTACTGCAATCTTAATTGTCATCATAAAACCCCTCTAGGTACGCCTTCTCTGCATCCTTGAAAGCCTGTCTAATATCCTCTGCATCATCATCAAAGTCTAACTCCATAGCCCCAAAGTCTTCATCACTATAGTCTGTTAGATATGAATCAGGTAATAGCCCTTTTAATTTTAAGTCTCCAATAAGGTCTATCATTTCCATTACAGTCATTACACTACGTGCCTTACACTCTTGGCACTCTCGTAGGTAGCCACTTACTTTGTATTCTGGTTCTTCTGCTCCACAAGAGAAACAAAACATAATGTCTTTATTCATTCACTACCTCCTCTGGGAATAGGTCAAGAGACCTTAACAACTCTTTAGCTTCTTCTTCACTCATGGTGCAATAATCCATAACGTCTTTC